TCATGCATCTAGTGAGCCAATATTATCACTATCTGGATTTACAATACACTCCAAAACATAGCTGTTCAGCCAATAGTTTTTTCTCCCATCCTTCATTGGTGATTTGATACGACCATCATTAATTCTGGCATAAAGTTCCTTTTCTGAAATATTCATTCTCAAGGCAAACTCAGCAGTAGAGATTCGACGTTCAGTATTTGTTAAATCAATTGCAACTCCCATCTAAGACACCTCCATTAATTAATTGATGTTTACGGTTTTTAAGCTTGGCCATTAACAAACAAGACTCATTGGTTTCAGATGTAGCAAGCTTTTGAAAGCTCTGGTTAAAACGCGCCATTTCTGCCTTACTCATTAAAATCAAATTTTCTAAACGGCAATCCGTTCTATCCTGATTCTTAAAAGCAATAACATGATCTTTAGGCACATCACCATTTGCTTTAATCCAAACCAATCTGTGCTTTAAGTCAAAGAGGTTTGGTTCTGCAGTCTTAATTAAAACGTACCCATCTTTAGAACATATCCGTTCATAACCAATCGGCTTTTTATTCCAGGTAATTTGACCTTTTTTAAAACTTGTTTTATTTGCTGAAGTTAAGCCTTTGGTTCCTTTATTAACTGGGATACTTCCTTTTTCAAAATAACCGGTTCTACCTGTATTCCATTTTTTACGCGTGCACAGGGATTTAATATGATCAACTGCAAAAGAAGTTCCAAATTTACTATTCACTTTTTCAGTCAACTCTTTTCTCCCTAAGACACAATTGGATTCTATGAACTCCAATTGTGCTTGGGTGTATATGATTGCAGCACTTTTTGACATAAATCACCCAATCAGGTTTTGTGGTATTTCTATTGCGTCGATATTTTTAATACCTCGATACTCTGCAACAAGTTTTGCAGCACTCAAGCGCGTATTATTGTTCTTGATTACCTGCTCACTAATTTTCTCAATAGCTTCAGCTTTTTGAATTTCTGCTTCAAGTTCACCACCTTTTAGGTTTGGATCACTTAAACGATTAAGTTGAGCAAATAAAACTGAATTTAAATCCATTGGTGTATTCATCATCACGCTCTCCAGGTTGCTTCTTTAAACTTTGCATCAGTGATTAGATCTTCAATTTCACCAACGCCTACATTGCTAAATATGTGTGTCATCTTGGCCCCGAACACTGTGAGTGTTCGGGTGATCGTGGAGTATTTAAAGTTCATGCTGACCATCCCTCCATATCCATCTTTGCCTGACAGGCATTTAAGATCTCTTGTTCGTGTTTTGTGCCTCGGAAATAGTTCGCAGGTTTATTTAAGTCTTCGACAGATTTCGCATTTTGAATATCTTGCAGTGCAGCCTGGTAATCACTTTCGAGCCGAGCATCATTTTCTGACTTCATCTGCTTTTCATTTTCTTGCTGAGCTTTTCTACTTCTTTGGATCATTGAATGAATGCCTTGACAGGTTTCATCGAAAATTTGCTGTTTAACATCGTGAAGGCTATTCAAATTGCGCTTGGCACAATAATTCTCAATGTTTATTCCTGCTTGTTGCATCAGTGCCTCAAGCTCTAAATATTGATTCCCATTAATACAAGCATCTGCAGAACCTGAAATCAGCCATTGTTTCAGTAGAACGCCATCATTTTCAGAAATTGGGCGTGCTTCAGAAAAAAGTCGGGTACGATCTTTGGTAGCTAAAGCATAGTTGTCATGAGTAAGATCTAGAACGGTTGTGAATTCATATTCAATGCCATCCCGCTGCTCAGCCTTCATACCGACTTTTTCAACTTTCTTTTTATTATTTCCTGTAGTTACCTGAACAGTTTCCATTTTTGAACGCAAAGTCACAATAATGTTGATACTAGATTGCAGCATGGCATCGATAAATTTACGGTGACGTGGAGTTACTTCACTCCAAGCACCCCAAGAATTATTATTGAATGATGTTTTAGCCAGCTTATCTACGAGTTCTAAGCACCCCCCCACACCCGACCATTCGTGTGTGATACTGTCAATGATTAAGGTATCAAAACCAGCCTGTTCGGCAGCTTTAATAGCGCTGATAAACTTTTCAGGTGTATATGGTGGTTGTAGATTGGCGTGTTCAAATGCAACCAAATCATCATAAAGTTCTGCACTGCTGTTTTCAGTATCAGCCACTGCAATACGACCTCCAATACCTTTAGCCAAAAGAAGTGCACCAAAAGTTTTACCGGCGCCAGTAGGGCCTGAAATTGCTAGACGTAATTTTGCGTTTTTACGTTCAGCTTTCTTAAAAAATACAGTAGTCATAATAATTCCCCTTAAGCCCCAACCCAGCCCATGCGTTTTTTGTACGCACGACGTTCATGTAATGGAATATGCGAACTTTGCATGCCGATAGCGAAAGCTTTACGATGTTGAAAAGCACGTTCACGGTCAAAGTTTTGGCGGATCCAAGGCTTAGCAACTTGTTCTTCCAGAGTTACTTTTTCGAGTTCACCTGTTTTACGATCTTCAGCAAAGATGTCTTTACCTTGTTCAACGTAAACAGTGTGGCCAAGACGCATAGACATACGGTTTTGTTCATAACCGCAAATGTATTCAGCGAATTTTTGAGTAGAAGTAGTCATTAGCGAGTCCCTCCATTAGAAGCTTGGAACTGCAACTGGTGTTTAAGAGCAGCTTGTTCTTGACGATCAACATCATCTGCACAGCTGCGAACGGTTAAAATTACTGAACCGATAGTGACCAGAACTAAGCTAATTGCTGCCAAGTCTTTAAGCACAGCCTTAACGCTGTCTTTAATTGACGTACGCTGTTCTGCAAAAGTAGGCTGCTGATAAAGAATCGCAGTCGTTTGACTTTTGTTAGTGTCAAACTCCGGGGTTTGACTATGGGATGGGATTTGATTCATACTTATCTCACTAGTTAGCAAAAGCACATTTGATTCTCAGGTCGGTGTGCTTTTTGTTTGTCTGTGAGATAAATATGAACTATTGGTTCAATTAAGTCAAGAACCAATAGTTCTTTTATTTTTAAATTTGAATTATTGGTTCTTGTTTTTATTTGGGATGTGAATGGGAGGAGGTGTTAAAGATCAGAAACTAAGAGCTTAGATATTTATTTTAATATTTGATTTTATTTAAAAAATGATAAAAAATTGATTATTTTTTGAATAGTTGTTTCCGTATGGTTTTTTTCTTAATTTTAGTTTCAATTGGGTTAGGGGGAGTGGTTTACTATTTCTTCATAAGAAATAAAGAATTACAAATCAAAGAAAGTGAGTTAATTGAAAAAAATAAAAAATTATCAATTGCTATTACTAAAAATGAAGCACAAGTTAGTAGTGATTATAGGCAGATAACAGGCCTCTTGAATCAAAAAGAAAATTTAGAAAAACGCTTGTTAGAATTGGAAAAGTACCAAGATATTGTTGATATTAAAAAGTATATTAAGATTGAAAAAGAAAAATGTGATCTTAATATTACTGAGGCAAAAAATGCATGGGAAGTAGAAAAAGAATCTAAATTGCAATCTTATGAAGTATACAAAAGAATGATAGTTGCTGAGGCCACATCACTTAAACATGAGATAAAAACCAAGATTAAATCTGTGGAAGCCTTCTTACAAGATCATTCTAAAAAGGCAAAAACTGAAGTTGAAAATCAAGCGCAAAAACTACTTGGAGAGTACTACGATTTAGCACAACGGAAACTCGAGTTAAGCAAGATTAATAAAGCGCTTGAGAATAAAATTCAGGGTTATAGTGATGAATATTTATTACCCAACCAAGCAATACTGGAAGATTTAATAGATGGTTATGAGTATCTTGATGCCGCCCAAAGATTAAAAACTATTAAATTTGAGATAAAAACTGCTATCAAACAGGGAGTAGTTGCTGAATGCGACTATGTGGAAGATGTAAGAAAAACAACCGCCATAGCTTTTATAACCAATGCTTTTAACAGTAAAGCAGATGTACATGTATCTAGGTTAAGACACGATAATGTTGGAAGGTTAGTTGAAGCATTAAAAGAAGATTATTTGCTTCTAAATAATTATGGAGTAGCATTTAGAAATGCCCGAATTAATCCTTCTTATTTGGCATTAAGGGTTGAGGAGCTTAAATGGGCAGCTTTAGTCTTAGAGTTTAAAGAAAGAGAGCGTGAAGAGCAGAGGGAAATTCGTGAGCAAATTCGTGAAGAGGAAAAAGCAAGAAAAGAGTATGAGCGAGCCATAAAAGAAGCAAGTAAAGAAGAAGACTTTTTGAAAAAAGCATATGAAAAAGCTAGAAAAGAATTTGAGCAAGCTTCAGATGATCAAAAATCAAAATATGATCAAAAAATGAATGATTTAATGTTAAAGCTTAAAGAGGCTGAAGATAAAAATCAGCGAGCTATATCTATGGCACAACAGACACGAGCTGGTCATGTATATGTAATCTCAAATATAGGATCATTTGGTGAGGATGTACTAAAGCTTGGCATGACAAGACGATTAGAACCATTGGATCGTGTTCGTGAATTAGGTGATGCTTCTGTACCCTTTACATTTGATGTTCATGCGATGATTTATAGTGATGATGCGCCTGCGCTAGAGAAAAAACTTCACCATCACTTTAATCATGAACGGGTTAATAAAGTTAATTATCGGAAAGAGTTTTTCAAGACACCATTAGCAGGTGTTAAGAACTACCTAGAAGAATTAGGAATACAAGCAAAATTCACTTTAAAAGCTGAAGCTTTACAATATAGAGAATCTTTAAAAATTGAACTTATGCCAGATGAGGAACAACTGGAATTGGAAGATGCTATTGAAAAAATGGAGTTAAAGCAGAAAGATTATGTTTTAGCTGAAGATGAAGATTAATCTAAACGACCTACAATTGCAGGCCTTTTCAAAAGAAAACCCATCACAGGGATGGGTTTGGATTTAAAGATTCTTTATTTTTTGCTGATGAATACGACTGTTGCAATGATTGCTGTGACATTAACTACTAACAAGGAGATGAGCGTGATCATAATTTAAGGTAAATACGGCACAAGGTTAAATTATAGTTGGTAAGGTTGTTTTATATACACCTTTATTGTTTATTTTATATAAAAGAAAACCCACGTAAAGTGGGTGAGATAGGTCTTGCTGAGTTATTACAGGTCGCGCCTTAGAATTTGACCTTGAATTTATGATAGCAGGGTTATGTTTCAGAAATAAGAAGCCCACCGAAGTGGGCGTGTGCGATCAAATACTATCCTTAGTATTTGAGTGTTAAGATAGGCTTAATATATTACTGCTTTGTTTAATCCTGCTTAATAACTGAACGTATAGAATTTTTGATTTCATTTTTTCTGATTGTAAAACACTACCAGTAAGACTGCGACTATGATCAATATCACAACTATGACGTATCTTTCCATGGTTTCACCTGTAAGCAATTGGTTGCCTTAATTCGAGCATTTAATCTCGAAACTATTTTTATAGTAATCCAGAGCTGATTCTAAATCAGACAACAATTTCGCTTCTGTGTATTCACCTGGTGATAGCCTCAATAGCGATGGCATGTAATTGGTTTTGTACTCAGTAGGGTAGTCCACACATAGGATATGAATACGAGCATCTTGTGTTGTCTTTGGATCGTCGAGTTGATCTAGGTATTTATTAATCCGCTTGTCAGATTTTTCAAACTGGGCATTTGCTATGGACGAGTCTGTTTCATCTGAATTGGATGCTTCAGCTACTTTTGATTGGTTATCGCAGCCAGTAAGAATGATAAGAAATAGGGTAGTTGTAAGAATTTTTGTTTTCATGGTTAAAGTTTTATTGTTATTGGATCGTGAAGTATAAAGAAAAATTGATAAAAGAAAACCCACTGCCAGAGTGGGTTGTTTGAAACTTCTCGTTCTAGTCATTCGAAGAGCGTTGATTCTGGTGATACACACGGATTTGCCCAGGCTAGGATATCAGAGCTCATTTCTGATTCAGTATAAAATGGTCTATGTTCAATTTCATATAGATCCAAGTTCCATTTTAATTCATCAAGAAATTTATAGCGCTTTTCCTGCTCTGGTTCAGATAGTAAACTAAACTGCTCTGTAGTGGGTAATAGATTATAAAGAATTGCCTCATTGCCAAAATTACACTTCTTGGCAACTTGAAGGTTATTCATAGCGGTTAAGCAATTATTTTCAAATTTATCGAATGTACGGTAAATAGTAGAATTAATAGTAGCAAGTTGCTGAGAGTTTATTGGCCGAATCGGTATTTCAATTTGATGTATCTCATTTTTATTGAGCACCTTAACTAAAGAGTCTTCTGGAAAAATATTGATTACATTAACTTTGTTATGGTGAATAATATCAGCTTTAATACGACTTATTAGTGTTTGAGTCCGTAAGGTTGGAAAGCGCTCTATCTGCTCAATTTTGCCATGTGGCTTTCCAAAAGGTATTGCTCGTTCAAATAGATTTTCAAGTATATGAGTATGTGAATCACCTCTAGCAAAACCACGCTGATCGAATACAATTTGAGGTGAAATAGACTTTTTGTAATTTCTTTTTAGCGCATACTCAATTAAATCAATTGCTAGCTCTATGTGTTCTTCAATATCCTCACCGTACACACATTTCAAACGTCCAAAATCATCTATAAATTTAGTATGAACAATTCCATTTGATTCTAATAAAATGCCAATAGCAATTTGTTCATTTGCTATTAGATCAGGAGTCCATCGAATTTGAGTCCATCTCCCCTCAGCTGGTACAGAAATGGAATTCAAATTCTTAAATTTATTTTCTAATCCTTTGAAATTAACCATATTATTAGCTCATAGGTTTTGCGATAGATTTTATACCGAAAAATGTATCACATCTTTGGGTGAATTTGTTTAAGGCAACAGCTCGATCATTCAAAAATTTGATTACTGTGTCCGAAACAGGATAAGAGGGCATTTCTTCAATTCCAGTTTCTATAAATTCATCACCAATCATATCGTTTAAATGAGATTCTAGTTCATCTTGTGCGAGTAAAAAAGCTGCATAATGCTTTGCTTTTTCATCACACAAGCTCTTTAGGGTGTTTTCATATTGAAAAAGACCATCACTGCTAAATTTATTAAATAATATTCTAAAATATAAAACATCTAATGCTCCTGAGTGCTCACAGTGGGCATTAAGCAAGTCAGATTCCTTCCATTGCTCACCTTTCATAGATTGGCCATGATCTATTAAACAGAAGGTTTTATCTGGAAGCCTGATAAGATTTCCAAGATTTCTATCAGAATTTAATATCCAGTCATCAAATGCCAGCATTCCTGCCAAATAATCCCAATTTATGAGGCACTCAGATAAGTACTCAAAAATTATCTGTTGCGATGAAGGGTTATTTTCTAGTTCTATTCTTGGATTTATACCCCCAACATCTTCCGTAACCCAAGCAAATGTATACCCCCTATATCTATCTACCGGATTTAATTTATCTATTAACTCACTATCAAGCACTTTCGTTTCCACCATTAGAAAACCGGCAAGATTGGGGCATGGTAAATTTAAAGCGGAACCCAGTAAATATCCAATCATTTCATTGACTAGACTCCTCGGGTGTCGAGCGCCATAAATCTTTACCCAAGAATCGCGCTCAATCCCATCACTCCATAATATTTTTGCAAGGTGAGTCTCACCCATAAGGCCATCAGGGGAACCACGTAGAAATTCTCTATAGTTAGATGCAGGTAAATATTGAATCTTTTGGTTCAGATCTGCCACTTAAACACCCCATATTAATTATTTCCCGATTTGAAAGTCCTGCGTCGGGTTCGCAGTTTTTCCATAATTATTCTTACTTAAGAACAAGCGCTAGCTTGTTGTGCTCCATAGGTAGCTTGATCTACAGTGTACTTATCACCAGCACTTGATGAGAGTTGCTCAATAAGGCCATCACAGGAGAAACCTGACATATCTAAATATTGTTTTGCAGATCTAACAGCCTGTTCATTCCAATCAACATTTAAGCTGTCTACTGCAACTGTGGCATCAGTAACCTCATAACCATCCCCATAACTTGATGACAGTTGTTGGATAAGACCTTCACGAGAGAATCCTGCGAAACTAAGATATTGTGTTGCAGATCTAACAGCATTTTTTTGTGGCCCAGTTAGGCTTGATGTTTCTGGTTCTACTGTCTGCTTGACGGATACTGTATCTACAGTTTGATTAGCAGGTGCCACCTCTACAGGTTGAGTAGTTGATAATGTAGATGTATTACCCTCATAGGTTTTTTGTTGAGCTGAGTTGCTTCCAAAGATCAAACCTATTGCTAGTAACGCAACAAACGCAATTGCTAACCATTTAAAAAAACTTTTCATATAAATGCCCCTTAAGAAGTTCTATAAATATTAAAATTTTACCCATCTGCGCTAGGTCCGCAGTTTTAATCACACAAAAATCTGAATACGCTTAAACTTTTTATTCGCTTCAATTTCGGTTTTATAGAATTTATCCCTATCATCAGAATCTATAAATTTAGTAAATGTACTTGATTCAAGTAGTCGGTAAAGAAACCTTTCACCCGTTCTAAGCACTACTGTCAACAGGAAGTGTTGATAAAGCACACGGCTGATCTTGCGGGAATTTATTTCAATTGTTTGCATTCATAACACCACCGTATCCAAATCACTGGTGACTTATAAACCTAAGCCACTTCGAGTTCGTAGTTGTTAAACTTCTTTTTGTCCTGAAAATTCTATTGATTCCAGCAGATCAATAGGGAGGTCTATCAACTCACCTGTAATAGTTTTAAAAACCACATCAACAGTCGCGTACCCAAAATTAATACTTGTAAGTTTGACTAAGCTATAAACCTTGGCACTACCCACCATAGTTATATTGAAATAACCATCCTCTCTGACATACGAAATCAGGAATTGATTCATAGCCATCTGCATATTGCTGCCTTGGTTTCTATACGTATGTAGTGCTGGCATTGGGGGTTTAGGTGTATTCATTATTTTTCTCACTAATTGGTTAGGCTGCGTCGGGTTCGCAGTTTAAAAAACCATTGAAACCCATGCTAAGACCACGCCTATAAAGAGTATCCCTAGTTGCATGTAGTCATATTTATTCATCTTTCTTATTAATTACCTTTTGCCCAGGCTTCCTTCTTCAACCAACTTAATAATTTGCTCATTGCTATAAACAGGAACAAATCGTGTACTTCCAATTCCTTTTGCTAAGATTTTTACATCTGGGGCAGATAGGGAAATTTCTTCATTATTGGCAGCAGCTTCGATGATTCTTTCAATAATTTGATTGATAGGTAATTTTGAGTTATCCATGTTTATTATTTCCTTAAAATTTTCTATGCAGACCAACGACTTTTCCAACCAATTTATAGTCAATCAAAGCCGCGTCGGATTCGCAGTTTTATCTATCCAGCCAACAAAAATTGATTTGAGGGTTTACACCTTAGAATACTTTTCTAAAAATTCATCTAACCATCCTTGTGCTGCCTCAATATTGGTTATGTCGGTCAACTTTAGATTAGTACCTTCTGCTTCGTTAAAGCCTTCAATAATGGCTTCAAAGATATTTGCTTCACTAATGACCTCACGTGCCATTTCCGCAGCGTCATAGCTTTGTTTGGCTTTTTTAAGCGAGGCTATTTGTTTATCAATTCCTGCGCCAATTTTACCTAATGCCAATTTAAATTCTTGACGATTAATCGTTAGTGCAGTTTTGGATTTATTAAGTGTTGCAATCATTATGTTTTCCTTCTTCGAGGGTTTTTATCATATTCAACATCTTGGTTTACATCGAATTGAGGCTTTTTGTTCATGATGATTTCCTGTTGATTTATGTCTAGGGCTTTACCAAAGCTAACTCCAAACGACCAACGAAATTAATTTCATTAAGCTGGTCGTTGGTTATAAATTCATCTGGATATCGAACTTTATCTGGATTATCGCTAGCTAGTTTCACAGTTTTACCACCTACAGAGCTAACGAAAATTCGCTTCATTCTTAATTCATGGTTATGAGTAAAAACATATACATTGCCATTTTTTATAGCACTAGGATCTTTATCTGACACATCGATGAATAATGGACTATCTGGCGCAACTGTAGGCCACATGCTGTATTCATCTGAATAAATAATTCTTAAATTTTCAGATTTTGTTTGAATCCCCATAATTTTAAGGATGTAGGGATCTATATCTAAGTACTCACTCACATCCTCAAGGAAGTTTTCAATACCATCTCCGCATGACGCACGGATATCTTTATAAATGGGAATCCTAACATTGGATTCCCTTTTCTCACCATCTCTAAACTTGACGGGTGAAATTCTAATAGAGCTATTCTCTTTTGCTGCTGATTCAGATCCATTCAGCAACCACTCTGTAGAAACACCTAAAAAAGATGCCAACAAGGGTAATTTTGAGGTTTCTGGCATAGCTTCGCCTTTCAACCATTTTCCAGCACCCTTATCTGATATATCAAATTCTTTACTAAGTATGCGAGCGCGCCCACGTATAGGGTAGCCATTTAATTCCATGGCTTCGTTAATGCGACTTGCAAATTCTTCTTTGATCTTATCTGTTGAGGCATTCATTTAAAAAACCTAGTGAACCAATGGTTCAATAATAATAAGTATTGAAAGAACTATCAGTTCTTGTTAAAGTTGAACCATAAGTTCAGTATGGTTTGAGTTATGGATACTATCAAAAGCGCAATTTCATGCGCTGGCGGTGTAAAAACCGTTGCAAATTCAGTAAATATCACAGAGCGAGCCGTCTACAAGTGGATCGCAAGAAACTCCCTTCCTTACACCGAATATAAAGGTGAGACAAATTACGCTGAAAAAATATCAGATATGACAAACGGGCAATTATCAAAAGATCAAATTTTAAGAATTGGTCTAAATAAACCAAAAATATCGGCTGCTTAAGGGAAAAATTATGAGTCTTGAAAAGAAATCTACACATGTTCGTTTGTCTCCGGAAATCCATGAGCGAGCTAAAACACTCGCTGAAATTAAGGGCAAAGACCTTGCTCAATATCTAGCGTTCTTACTTGAAAAAGAAATCGTAGGTGAGTGGCATGTACTTAATTTACAAGCAAAATCCTTTGAGCGCTTGGGATTGAGAGCTTTAGTGCGGGATATATCTACTGAGGTGAGCTTTCCAGAGGGATCGGAAGGGATTAACGCAAATTTAGGCAAAGAAAAAGCCTGACGGTCAAGGTCAGGCTTTTAAGTTCACTAACCTCTAGAGGAAATTAAATGAACAAATCAAATTTACCACAACACCCATGCGCTAACAAGTGCACGAATTTTAGAGATGAGCAGTGCCATGCCTGCTTAATTCAACAGGTTGAACAACGTGAATTTGAGCTTGGTATAGCACCAGACGAAGCCTATGTGAAATGCGATTTTATTAAAGGTGATGTCGTTGTGTATTCACATCGAATTGCCGACAACAGCCTGGAAACTGTAGATGCTTTTCAAGCAGCAGAATATTACTGGTTGGAAGGTGGGCAGATCATTCACAAGGATGATATTCAGCTCGCATCACCAGCGGAACTTAAAGCCAAACGTCGTCTTGATCCACCTGCAGCATTATTTATTTCGGGGGAATTATGAGCTTAGATGCAAGCATTTGGGCATGGAAAGTGCACCAGAAGCAGAAGAAAGGTGGCAGCCTTAAACCACTTAAAAAATTAGTACTACTCTCACTTGCTGATCGTGCAAGTGAAGATCATTGCGCATATCCAAGTATGGCCCGTTTGGTTGAAGATACAGAAATGGACCGTAAAACTGTTCTAAAAATTATTGATGAGCTTATCGAAGATGGTTTAATTGTTGATACCGGAGAGCGAAAAGGACGCACCAAACAGGTCAAAGTCTATCAATTAGTGGGTATAAATGGCCGTGAAACAGTACCAACAACGGTACACTTAGATGATGAAAATGATGATTTAAAGAGTCCCAACAGTGGAACAGTTCCAACAACGGAACAGTTCCAACAATTCCATGAAAGGGTCCCAACAATTCCGTTAAAGAGTCCCAACGTTGGGACACGGAATCTTTCAAAGAACCTATCATTAGAATCTAAAAATAAAAAATCATGGTTTTGTTTTAAAAAACTTCGAGAAGAAATGTTCTTGGCTGATGACAATATCGATTTTGAATCCATCATGAATTCGAAATGGGCTGAACGTGAAAAACGTGCATTTGAAATTTACAACGCTGAAAAAACCATGAGCGATGATCTGATGATTTATCACTTTGCTGACTGGTTGATTAACGCATATCGAACTAAGTACTCGAATAAGCAAAATCCAACTTCTGAAAAACCTGCAGGTACTGGAAATAAATCCCAGCAACTTTCTGAAAAACAAATTCATACGTTTGCTCAAAAACTTTCACAGCATTCTGAGTTCTCAAGCAAGTTCTCTGAACCAGGAGAGTCGTACGACAAACTTGCAGCACGTATCGCCGTAAAACTTGAAGATCCAGCTCAAGCTAAAAAATGGGAATCGTATTTGAAACAGGTTGGTTTCAATGGAACGTTAGGAGCTGCAGCATGATAAATCAGGTACTGAACCCAATGCATGCACAACCAAATTGCAAAGTACCTGTATTCAGAATGTATGGATTCATGTGTTCACTTACCAATGTGATTTATGTATTTGATCAACGCTTTGGGTATTTGCCACTTGATGAAGCTCTAAAGCATGGTGAGATCGAGCAATTATGAAAGACGCAAACGACAGCAAAACCTCTGGAACCGTATTGGCTCGAGGAGTTGAAACTTTGCTTGCGATTAAAAGCACACCAGTAGCCACAGCAAAGGAGGTTCAGCGGTTAGTAATGCCCGATTGTTCCCTTCGTACTGTGCAACGATATTTAGCTGAATTGGAGCAGTTAGGTTTGGTGAGAAGACATGGCAGTGGCACCAGTGGATGTCGTTATTACTTGGATGGTAAAGCAAAGCAGTTATTTGGGGTGTAGATATGGCTCCACCTGATATGACTCATGCTGAAACAGATGGAACGCCCTGGAAAGAAGAAAATGGTAACTGGTTTTGGTGGCGTAAAGGTTGGGGTTGGATTCAGTACGTGGGGCCAAAACCACAGTCATTTTTCAACAGGTTCAGACTGGTGAGGAAATGACGAGTATCTCTCTCGCTGAATACAAAAAACTTTACGGTGGTGGTCGTAAGACTGCGACTAAACGACCTAAGAAGGTCAAATGTGAAAAGGTTATTAGTGAGGGTGAGGCAACACTAAGTCTTCAGCTTAAAGTGCTAAAAATCGAATTTAAGCAGGAATTTAAATTTCATCCAGAACGTAAGTGGAAAGCTGATTTTCATATTATTGGCAAGAAAATATTGGTTGAGGTTGAAGGTGGGATCTGGAGTGGTGGGAGGCATACAAGGGGTAAAGGATACATTGGGGATATGGAGAAATATAACTCGGCAACAATGATGGGGTACCAAGTAATACGGTTTAGTACAGAGCAAGTGAAATCAGGTTTGGCGATAAAGCAGATTGAGAAGATGGTAGGGGATTTATAACGATGAGTACTGCAGCAGTGAAGCAACACATTTTACAGTCAGTCGATTGGTCACGTTTTGATTTGGAAGGCTGGTTAATTCAATTTGGGGCATGGTTATATACCAATACTGGTTCTAGCGGCCGTACTGTAAATCCTATTGCTGTGGCTATGGATAATGCGGTAAAGGCGAAGAAATCTAAAAAGCTAAATGCTGATCAACAGCTGCAGATTATTGCGGATTATCTTACAGGTGACTATGTACCGCCTAAACCGCGTAAAACGAAAATCACTTGTGAAATTGATGATAATGAAGCTCGAGCAGTTCAACGTTTGGTTCTGGATCTGCAGGGGCAATCTGAAGTTCTGGACGACTGGATGGATGCAATCATTGGGCGTTACTTTTATAGCTGTTCCTGGTCAGAGATGGTGACAGATGAACGTAGCCAGTTAGATGCCAGAATGGATGTGAAGTGTGGATTGGCTGCGTTGCATAGTCGGTATGGATTTATTGAATATGTTTGAATCAAATATTAAGTTTGGTTGACAGATAATGAAATTAGCAATAAAAGTTGGTTGACAGAAGTTAAAATTAGCAATAAATTGATTTTAACCCAACATTTCACTATTTATTGCGGATATTTTTTATGGAATGGCGTCATCCTTCTTGTTTTGAACCACAATTAACCGATGAGGTTATAAGTTTCTTTGCCCAGCATATGCTAGATATCAACCGAGATATTAACTATCTACTGAGTACTGATGATGATTCAAATTATGGTCGAGGAACGAGCATCTTTGATAGAACTCGTAACCGGTTTTTAAATTTAATCGTTAAGAAGCAATGCCCAGTAGATGTGCACTTGATTGATGGTTCATTAAAGTTAATCTTTCAAATTGGTAGTGCATCTATACGCTTTTTGAAGGATGATTTTGCAAAGCCTAAAAAGAAAAAATTCCTGATACAGCAATTGCAAAGTATGAGTTTATTCCAGTTTGATGATCATCAACCTCATTTTTGGCGATTTATCTTAAATGAACCAAAAACATTAGATGATGAGCCATTCGTTGTATTTGCTGGTTATAACTTAGCAAATGAAGTCGTTGCATATTGGAATTCTAGTGATATTACTGATATCAATCATATTCATTTAGTTGAGCCAGAAACTCCAACATCTGTTGAATTAGGTTCACCTTTGGTTGAAGATCCTGAAATGGACAATGACAAAGAAGATGACGATGATTCCGAAGCTGTAAACACTTAATTGTAAGATGAATAGCCATGACAACTGAGTTTAATGGCTTGGAACTAAAGCTTCTTAGACAATTTAATGAATTATCTTTAGAAGACTTAGGGAGCAAGCTGGACTGTGATTACACACGCCAATATCTTCATAAAGTTGAAACTGGGCAGACTCTACCTAATGATCAATTTATTGATAAGGTAGCGCATTATTTTAATGTGTCACAGTCTTTTTTTATGCAACAAAAACCGGTTCTACAGGAAGACCAGATTCATTTTAGAAGTAATCGTACTGCCAAAGTTTCTTTTAAGCAGATTGTTATTGCTAGAGGTGAATATATAAAGCGTTTGACTGAATATTTGGACTCAAAGCTAAGATTGCCAAAGTATGACATTCATACTTCTGATGATGAACCGATTGCTCATGATCCTGCAATTGAATCTATAGCTGAGCAGTGTCGTGAAAAGTGGGGCTTAGGTTTAGGTCCGATTAGCAATATGGTTCGGCTTTGCGAAACACATGGCATTATTGTGACCACATTCCCTTCTATATCGAAAGAAGTAGATGCTTTATCTTTGGCTACAAAGCGTCCAATTTTTGTGCGCAATGAGGCAAAAGAAAGTGTATGCCGTCAGCGTTTTGACTTGGCTCATGAGCTTGGTCATCTTGTACTTCATGATGGTATTGTTACTGGAGATCGACTCACGGAGTCACAAGCAAACCACTTTGCTTCTGCTTTACTAATTCCTCAAGTAATGATGCGTACGCATTTTCCAACTTGGTACAGAAATGGTCGTTTTAACTGGTCTAAGTTGAGTGAGTTTAAAAAGAATTGGAAGGTCAGTAAGGCTGCAATTTTGTACCGTGCTAAGCAATTGGGTTTATTAACTCAAGAGCAATATACCAGTGGTGTGATTTATCTGAAAAAAACTGGTGAGGGGATTACTGAAAAAGAAGATCCTTTGATTCCAAATGAGAAGCCTGAGCTCCTGCAAGCCTGCTTTGCTATGCTCGCAAAAAAGAAAATTTTTGCAGAGGATATAGCCCAAGCTTTGGATGTGAATGTTAGTTTTCTTGAAAACTTAGTTGGAATGGAAGTTCCAAGAAAACCTAGGGTTTTAAGAGTGGTGGAAGAAAGTGCTTAAATGCATTTTCTTTTTGTTATTTATTAATAAATTAGGACTGGCAATGAGTTATAAATACTATGTCGATGAATCTGGTACATCGGGGGATTCATTAAATGATAATTTTGACGGTTTATTTAATAATCAGTTGTATTATACCTCAGTTGCAATAGGTGTTAAAAAAGATATAGAGGATAATGCAGAAGATGAATTTTATAATTTATTATCTCCGTATTTTAATAAAAAAGGTGAAGTTAAGTCATCTTTAATTCTTGAATCAAGTTCAAATTTAATTTTAAAGTGTATTGATTTAATTGAGAAATATGACTTGCCTTTTTTTTGTGAGATTGTAGATAAAAAATATCATATTAATAATACGGTAGTTAATCATTATATTTTTCCTCCATATTTTTTACCTGATGATGCATGTTTTTCTGATGACGATATATATTTTCATCAAATTATGGCTGAGCAGTTAACGGATAGTATGCCAATTTCTTACTACAATGAATTGATTAGTTATTTACAGGTAAGAACTGAAGATGCATTGTTTAATTGGTTTGATAATCTCATTAATAATGTTGAACTTAATGTAAGTTTTGAAATCAGGAATCACATAGTAGATGCTATTAAAGAAAGTCTTGATGATTATCAGACAATGAAAAAAGATAAAGGTTTAGATTTCGCCATTAAAAAATTTACACCAATTCCTGATAAGTTAATCTCTGGTAAAGAACATAGATTATTACCACAGGTACCAACATTAGCTGCATTATTAGCTAGAATAAATAAATTTCAAAATAAAGAAAAAATTGAGCTTATTCATGATGAACAATCAGAATATTCAAGGGCATTTCTAGATCTTAAAGAAAGCTTGGAATCGAATAATAACTTTGAAATTGAAATTAATGAAGCTAATTATATTTTTGATGAAAATATAAACTTAGAACATATGAAGTCTCAAGATTGTATTTTTATTCAAATTTCTGATGTTATTAGTGGATTTTTAATGCGTTATTTTAGAGATATTAAAAAATACGGTTTTGATAATGTAAACAAAGATTATCATGAGTTTTATAAAAGATTATCGGTGAGTAAGTCTAATAAAGGTATTAATTTAGTTTTATCTCCTAGTGAACGAGAAAGGTTTGATAGAGATATATTAATGAACTACTGCTTGACTATTCATAAAAAATAGTTATTATTTCAGCACAGTTCCAGTTAGACTTGTTGCTTGTTGTCTCAGCTGGGTAGAACTGAAAAGCAACGACAAGAGCCTGAATTAATTCCATATTCTAACTATCCGAAAGGCTAAATTTACCGAAAGGCTAAATGTATGGAATTTTTATGGGAGAACTTAAATGTTACCTATGAAAAATTCAGCGGGTTTGGTTTGCTTTTTAATGGGTTTTAATACATTAATTGTGTATTTTGACCCTCAAATGGCTTATATTCTTACTATTGGTTTACTAATTGTATTGAAGTCAAACTGACAGAAAAGCACCTTACGGTGCTTTTTTTAATCCCTAAAACTCTCACTTCTTAGGAATGGAATATTAATAACGAATCTTCTTCCCATTATTCAAAGTTTCTATATTGATGAGTTGATACTGGGGGTTCCGATTTAGAATTCATCTAAGTCTTAGTTTAAAACTATTCCTTAAAAGTCTCATTCAAAGCCTGTTGCACAGCATCTACACGTGACTTACAGGCTTTGTATGCAGACATAGACTCTTCAACAATCTTCATTAAATTATCAATATCAGGTTCTTCTTGTGACTCAAGCAGCTCCGAATTCTTTCTAAGAACCTCATAGCCTTCTTTAAACGTTAATTCTTTTTTAGTCATTGCTTAGTACCTGTGTCACATTGGCTTCGATAGTTCCATCCTGTAATTCTACCTGGATGCTATCACCTGAAATTTGTTGAATTGAGCGAATGGCTTTACCTTGGCTTCGAACAATACCGTAACCCTTGGCCATCACATTCCGTGGATTCTGTAATAGGGTTTCACGCATCAATGATTCAACTTGATTTGATGCTAATTTAATTTGCTGCTGTGCTAAATACTGCAGAGTACCTTTCATTAAATCCAGGCTTTTATTGGCTTCATTGATCTGGCCATGAGCAAGCGTTTTAAGTACTCTGATATATTGATCATTTTGGCTTTGATACGCCGTGATTTGATGCTGGGATAAGAGCTTGATCGTTTGTAGAGAGTCCAGAACTTCCTGAGTGCGTTCAACAATCAGATTACGAATACCCCCAATTACTTTACTGGGGGTATCAAAGGAACGGTTGGCCACTTCATCTAGAATGGTTCGGTCTTTTTCATGGCCAATACCCACCCAGATCGGAACTGAACGTTTGCAGAGTAGGGCAGCTAAATCATAGTCATTCAAATAAGCCAGATCATTTACGGCACCACCGCCACGAATCATGACGATTAGATCCGGGGCTGCATCAAAATCTTTAGCCCACTGACGTAAACCATCACCCAGTGAACTAATAATTGAAACTGCAGCTGTATTTCCTTGGAAGGTCGCGGTGTGATAAACGAAATGACAAACACCGGCTTTATCCAAAGCATCGGCATCTTTCTTGAAGTCACCTAAACCTGCAGCATTTTCAGGAGCAATTACCAGGACATTTTGAATATCAAAAGGAGTGGGGAGTAGCTTATTTTTATTGGCCAAGCCTTCAGAAGTTAAGCGTTCTAATATCTGCTGATAACGCCGTGCAATATCACCTAAGGTATAGCTTGAATCAATATCTTCTACATTGACTGAAAAACCATACTGCGGGCTGAAGGTCGCTTTTACTTTAATAAGAACATTTAAATCTCGAGATAATTCGATCCCACTTTCACGTTCAAACTTTAAAACCATTTTTGCTGCAGAGGATTTCCAGATTGTCGCCTTACAGCTGGCAATCACTTTATCAGTATCTTCTTCTTTTTCAGCTAGCTCTAAATAATAGTGGCCACCTTTAATACTCAGATTACGGATTTCAGCTTTGACCCATACAGGTTCATCAAAAGCTATCTTTATAACTTCTTGGACTGTTGTAAGGTATTCACTTAAAGAAAGCTGAAAGTCGGGCATGGAAGAAAGGATTTCCAAAATTATTAATGAAAATAGTATAGAACCATGTAATTAAAGGCAATGTAGATATATTGACCTTGCGCAAGGGATATGGCATATTTCAGCTATAGTGATCGAAGTGTAAGTTAAAGCACTAGATTAATTAAGAAGCTCATCGAAAGGTGGGCTTTTTTGTTGGCTATGCTATATTTGCTCAATAATACTAAAGAGCATTAAAGATGGGTGAATGGTCAGATTACTTTGAAGATTATCCTGAAGAGGATCCAGCAAATCAGGTGAATGGGATTTATAGTCCAGAATTGGCAAGACAGCGCCAAATGAAACTACATGAACCGCATGTTTCAGATAAAGAAAAAAAATTACGCAAAGAGCAACAGGAAATCTTGTTGAGATTGAAAGGAATTACTAAGTAAATATCTTAAAGTGGATCTACTATTGCTTGGTTTAGTTAGAAATGAAAGCTCGGTCATTTGATCGGGCTTTTTTAATGCCAGGAGAAAAGTCATGCCCAGTTTCAAAAGTTTGCTAATTAGATAAAGACTGTTTAAGCAAACGCGTTTAGATCCCACGAAAGAGGATACAACCCATGCAGTTCATCGAGCATGAATAGGATATGCAGGAAAGTGATTATCTGATTGGGAGTGATGTCCCACCTTAAAATGACAACGAAACCGAAAATTGATTAGTACTGTGCCTATTCAGTGGCAATCAAAGTAGAGAGTAGCTATGGACCACAGCATAGGACTTCTGTGGTGATCAATTCAAAATCAGATCAGTTGTGAATTAAACGTGATATTTATCAAAAAATTACGAAATAAACTGTTTGATTGAATAGCAAATATCGAGTAATTTTTCCATTAGGTTAGATGAGGTTATAGATCATCTAACTGAGCGAATCGATTGACACTCGGAAAGACGAGAATTACCACAAATGCTTACAGAAATGTGAGCATTTTTAATGCCCCGAGAAATGTTTTTTGTGTAAGCAATATCGGGGCTCCTATGGCGGCTTTCTTTATTCCTGGTGGTTTGTATTGAATGCCTCCTCCAGATTTTTTGATCACAAATTTATATAAAAAATTAACAACACATGAAGATGGCACTTCTATAATTCTTTGGAAAAAAATAAAAAGAGTTATTGGAAATGTCTAAAATTTTTATCTTAAAAGAAGTAAAAGCTAGAAGTCGTTGTGGTATGAAGATAGTGGTAGAGCAGGTGTTTGAAAAGGTTTTCAATGAATACGGAAGAAAACCTGTATGTGTACCTTTACCCAAAATAGTGATTAATGAAAAGGTGATTGGTCTAGATGATGAAAATACTTTTATCCATCCTGGAACACATAAAGAGTTCAGGGTGACAAGAGAGGAAGTCATGTTTAAATCAAAATTGCCATACCTTAAAAAGAAAAATAACCCAAAGTAGACAAGTGAAAACAGTTACTGTGCATTCTCTATACTTTGTTACGAAGGTTCTGGTGCTATATTTTTATTACTCCAAGAAGTGAAGTACTAAAAATAACTAAATGGTAAATCAAATATTAGCCCGCTTAATACCACCCGGTTAAGCGGGCTTTTTATTGGTTTTTAAATTGAATCTGAAAGTAATATTTTGCCAGTGATTGAAAATTAATTGTATATAGAATACGTGCCATAGAATCTATCGCTGTAGTTTCTGATTTTTAGTTTTAGTCCCATGCAACCCTCGCATGGGATTTTTTTTGGGAAAAATTATGCTCCAATTCCTAATGTGTTTATTTAGTCTCCATGGTGCAACTGAAATCGATTACACGGTTGATGATGAAGAAATCAAGGTGTGCCGTGATTGTTTGAAAGAGAAAAAGTAAGACCTTTCGCTACATTTCCTTTGTCATTTTCCGGACGTATTACGGCACATAAAGCCCCTCGCATTCTAGATGTTGAGGGGTTTTTCTTTTCTTATTGGTGGTGGATATGGGTTATATCGTAGTAGCGTTTGTATCGTTCATCATTGGATATGCTTTGTGTTTTAGATGGTTCCAGAAAGACATTGTTGAAGGCAAGCCAATCGTATTTAACAAAGGTATTTATATAGCCAATAAAAAGAAGATTGAACCATGACAGATCGTGTACAAGCTAAAAAAGATTTGCAGTTCTGTTGTGATGAACTGAGTAATATCAAAACTTGAGTCGAACCGGCCTAAGACATAGTGAGCTGGTCGCTATGGACAATATTATGATTCGCTTAAAAGAGCGTATTGCTAATTTACGTATGGTTCTGCATGCATGATCCTAAATGAATCGACGTGGTGTTATGAGGGTTGATCGTATAAAATGTTGGGTAGTTTGAAAGCAAGATGCTGGTAATGAAATTCATCAAAAGGAATGTTGAGTTGCGAGACGATGAAGGAAATAAAAAGATATTTAGATGTGTGTTTGAAAAAAAGAGATCTACATTACTTGATGTTCCTAATAATGAATATGAAGTCTTGGTTGCAGTGATTACTAATGGTAGACCAGTGAAAGCAGCGGGATATGATTGTTTTTATCATCCGGACACAGGGAAAGTTTACACAATTTAATACCAACCTCCTCCGGGAGGTTTTTTAATGTTCGAATATTTTCATAATTTTTTACTTATTTCATTAAAGTGTTGTTGATGAAAATTCGCATCATGAAGTATAAAAAAAGAACAATAAAAGTAGGAGGGAAATGTAATGGATGCGATAGATATATTGGAGGTATTGGTAACATCAGTTTCAACTCTTATTCTTATATCGGTTGTTTACCAATTTGGACAAATGTTTAATTGATATCATTGGAAAGCAAAAACCTCCTCTTTGGAGGTTTTTTAATGGGCGTAATTTATGGATGAAAGAGACTATTTCTGGAAAACAAAGAAACGCCCACCTAAGACAAAACCACGAACCAAGCCACTACCTAAAGCTAAAGAAAAATACTTAGAAGCTGAAGAAGATTTTGAACATGCATTGAATGTTTTCGGAATCAAGTATGAAAAGAAATTTCAGTTTAAATCTACCAAACATTGGCGTTTTGATTTTCATTTAATAGAGCACAGAATTTTAGTTGAGATTTCAGGTGGGCCTTGGTCAGGTGGACGGGGTGGGAAGCTTAAAAATAAAGCTTGGAGCTTGGATCGTTATGACCATGCTAATGAGATGGGTTTTACTGTCGTTCGATTAGAATCCGCACCATCGTTTAAAGATATTGAGTCGAGACCATTACAAATAAAGTCTCACTTAGCATCACAGTGGCTTAAGAATTTGAAAGGGCATATTTTCAATGGAACAGATCAGACCATTCCCACCGACTGATTTAATTGATCAGGCTGAGGAAGAAGAAGCGATACGCTTGGCACCCGCCGTAGATCTAAAAGAATGGGTGGTTAAAAACTGGCTGACCATTGGTGGCGAATTACATAACCCGGATCACGACCATATTGCTGAGTTACTGCATGACAATGAAGAGTTTCTTGCATTCGCTTGGGCATCATCTGCCGCCGTAGCTAAAAAACGTATGGTGCTTGGTCAGTGTGAAAAGGTCATGTTTAATCAGGGCGGATGGAAAAAGGCACGTCAAGAACAACAGATGCGTGACTGGTTTGGTTTTGTGCCTCAGTACCTCATTACAGTTGATGCTGCATTTTGCGAACAAACTTCAGATCGTGAGTTTTGTCGTTTGATTGAACATGAGCTTTATCACATTGGCGTTGAGCGTGATGCAGATGGTGAAATCATTTACAGCGATATGACCGGTCTACCAAAACATTATTTGGCTGGCCATGATGTGGAAGTGTTCTTTGGTGAAACAAAACGATGGGGTGCGGATGAGTCTGTAAAACGACTTTTGGAAATTGCCAAGAATGCGCCGTTTGTATCAGAAACAAGTATTGCTGCATGTTGTGGGAACTGTGTGATTGGATAGAGCTATATGGCTCTATTTTTTTGCATATCTTGCTTTACGTAGCTTTACAGAGAGGTGGTTATGGCAGCATTAAAAGAGCCTGTAAAAATCTTTATAGTTCAGTCTCTTGCTTGCTTTGAAACCCCTCAACAAGTGGCAGACGCTGTAAAGCAACAATTCAAGATTGAGATTGAGCGCCAACAAGTGGCCTTATATGACCCAACAAAGCATGCAGGTCGTAATCTTAGTAAAAAATTAAAGGACTTGTTTGAGAAGACCAGGGAGGAATTTCGCACCAATGTGTATGACATTCCAATCGCCAACCAAGCTTACCGATTAAAAGAAATTCAAAAGATGTATGAAGATTCTGGAAAGAATAAGGTGGCAAGGCAGAAGTTAATTAGATTGGCATATCAAGAAACAGATGCACGAATTACCAAGCAGGAAATTACTGGGAAGAATGGTGGACCTATAGAGTCTATTAATACCAATGTCTCAAAAGAGAGCTACCTTAAGGCAAGGGAGCAGGTCGTAGATGAATATTGATCCGGCGCGTGAACTAGCGATTCAGATTGAAGCTCAAGAGGATTTATATTTTTTCTCACGCTATATGTTTAAAGAGCGTCGTAAATATAAATGGCTGCATAACTGGCACCATCGTGTTGTATGTGATGCATTAATGAAGGTGTTTCGTGGTGAAACCAAACGACTCATCATTAATATTCCACCTAGATATTCAAAAACTGAATTGGCTGTTATTAACTTCATGGCTTGGTGTTTTGGCAAGGTACCTGACAGTGAATTTATTCATGTCAGCTATTCAGCCACACTTGCAGCAAATAATGCCTTTCAAACACGTAACCTGGTGCAGGAAGATGCTTATAAGCGTGTATTTCCTGATTTCCAATTGCGTGATGATAGTAAAGCCAAAGATGATTGGCGCACTGCAAAGGGTGGTGTCTGCTATTCACAAGGCACTGGCGGTACGATTACAGGTTTCGGTGCTGGTAAATTTCGAGATTCATTTGGTGGTGCCATCATTATCGATGACCCACACAAAGCCAGTGAAGCGCGTTCCGATACGGTTCGTAAAGGGGTGATTGAATGGTTTCAAAACACGCTTGAGTCTCGTACCAATTCACCAGATACACCAATCATCGTCATTATGCAGCGACTGCATGAAGAGGATTTAGCGGGATGGTTACTTGATGGAGGGAATGGTGAGGAATGGGAGCATTTAGAACTTTCGGCTATTCAGCCAGATGGATCTGCATTATGGCCAGCAAAGCACAGTATTGAAGTGCTTAATCGAATGGAATTAGCAGCTCCTTATGTTTTCTCAGGGCAATATCGTCAAAGACCATCACCACCAGCCGGTGGTTTTTTTAAACCTGACAATATTGAAATTGTGGATGCTTTGCCTGCAGACATCACACATCAAGTGCGTGCATGGGATTTGGCTTCTTCTGAGAATGAGGGAGATTTCACTGCAGGTGTAAAAGAGGCTAAAGGCCGGGATGGGTATATCTACATTGTAGATGTAGAGCGTGCTCAGTTAGGACCGGATGGTGTTGAAAAACGTATTACACAGACAGCCGAGTTGGATGGAAAGCCTGTTGCTATTCGATTGCCACAAGATCCAGGACAAGCAGGTAAGTCACAGGCGAAAAACTTTATCACCAAACTATCAGGTTTTAATGTTAAGGCTGAGACTGTATCTGGTGACAAAATCACACGTGCTCAACCATTTGCTGCACAGGTCAATGTGGGGAATGTGAAAATGCTGCGAGGGGATTGGAATAAACCTTTTATTGAAGAATTACGTAATTTCCCGAATGGTAAGCATGATGACCAAGTAGATGCTGGTAGTGATGCATTCAATGAACTAAATGAAGCAAGAGTTGGTAAAAAGCCGGCTGGTGCTGGTACTCGAACTTATTAAAGGAAAACTCATGGCAAAGTCTAAGAAGGACAAAGCGTCAAAAAAGGCTTTGTCCTATGGAAACTTATACACGCAAGAAGCTGTAACTCAATTCTTAACCAATTTTGGCAAACAGCCTGATACTGATGAGCTGCTTCGGAAAGCAGGGGTAACACGTCATAAATTACGAGTTTTACTTGATGATGATGAGATTGCACAAGCAGTTGAAACTCGTATTGACGCAATGTTAGCAACGCCGTTTCGCATTGAACCAAGTGATACCAAAGAAGCTGAAATGCTTAATTTTGAGTTGAAAGAATGGTTTTTTGAGATTGCATCGGGTGGATTAAATGCGCTCTTGTTTGGTTATTCAGTGCAAGAAGCTGTATATGAAGCTAAATCAGAGGGATATATAGGATTGCAATGGATCGGCGAAAAGCCCATGCAGTGGTTTGAGCCTAAAAACGATGGCCGTTTAATATATCGACAGGATGGTCATAACGTAGAACGAGAAGTTGATCAGGTATTTAAGTTCTTCTTGACGCGCCGTAAAGCTTCATTTGAGCAGCCCTATGGTAAGGCATTGTTGGCCACGCTGTATTGGTTGTTCTTCTTTAAGCAGAATGGTTTTAAGTTTTGGGCAAAATTCCTTGAGCGCTTTGGTACACCAATCCTTCTCGGTAAGTGCAAAGACACTGAAACTGCTGATATGAGTGCTGCATTATTAAATGCACATGCTCAAAGTGTCTTATCAATCGATTCGGAAGATGATGTTCAAATTTTAAGTACTTCAGGAGTAAGTGGATCTGCGGGTTCAGCCTTCGAATCATTTAACAATCAGTTGATCCGTCAAATTCAGAAGGTTGTATTAGGGCAAACGCTCACCAGTGGCTCAGATGGTAAAGGTAGTTATGCTCTTGGCCAAGTACATGAAAATGTGCGAATGGATAAACTTAAATCTGATATTAGACTGGTAACCCCAACATTACAGGCAGTAGTTGATGCGTTATGCGCATTAAATAGCTGGGGTGAATATAAGGTGATGCTTGGTGAAAAGCCTAAACCACTCAATAAAGATCAAGCTGAACGGGATGCTCATCTTAAAAATGCAGGTGCAAATCTTACCCCGCAATATTTTCAGCGTGAGTACGGGTTACAGGATGGGGATATTGCAGAGGTTCAGCAATTGCCGGCTAATACCCAATTCACAGCATTACCCAAAGTAGCATTCAATTTTAAGGCTCAAGCCCACAAATTATCTGCAGCACAGCAAGAAGTTGAAGAATTAACGGATGGCCAAGATGATTTGCAGTTATTGAATACTGAACAGATTAAACAATTGGTTGCTGAATCGGACGGTCCAGAAGCGGTAGCTTTTAATTTGATGCAATTAATACCAGGTGCAACTCAATCGCAATTCACAGCCAATTTGGATCAGGCTTTATATGCGGGTGATGTGTTGGGGTATGCAATGGCGAAGGATGGGCAATAATATGAAACCAACGGGAATGTATTTTGATGAAAAAGGTGAACCTTATTGGGTGGCAAATCCTTCAAAACGGAAACGTAAGAAAATTCTTAAGCAATTACTGAAAGCAACAGCTAAGCCACCGAAAGGTGGTTTTTTAATAGGTGTTCATCATGCAACCAGTCACATTTCTTGAAGCCATGCAATACGCTCACAACAAAAAGATCGTCTTGCCTGATGAGTTTTACTCAATGGATCTAAAGACTCGGCAGATGGCAACTACGGTTAGCTTCCTGTCGAGTCTTGAGCAGATTGAAACGGTCATTAAGGCCGTGAATAAATCTATTGCATCCGGTGGCACGTTTAAAGACTTTCAAGACCTAATTGCTGAATCTGAAATCGTTTTGCCAAAGCACTACCTGGATAATGTATTCCGTACCAATATCCAGAATGCATATGGTCATGGACGGTGGCAACAGCAGCAAAGGAACAAGGCTAAACGACCGTATCTGATGTATTCAGCTATCAATGATAGTCGTGTACGTCCGGCACATTTAGCTTTGAATCGTATTGTATTGCCGATTGATGATCCTTTTTGGTTGACGCATTACCCACCGTTAGGATTTCGCTGCCGGTGCACAGTGATTGCATTAACTGAGAAAGAAGCATTGAAATACGGCATCACACCTGATGATAAGTTGCCCGAAGTTGCTGAAGCATTGGACTGGAGTTCTCATCCTTTGCGGTATGGTGAGATGGAATCATTGGTTGATAAAAAGATAAGTGCTTCAAGCTTGGATAAGGAATATCTGCTCGAGCAGAAAGAAGTTATTAAGGCTGAATGGACTGCATCGAAAAAGCTCACTAGTTTGTTTGCGCCTATGGATGATAAGACTCGGGACTTATTTGACACGGTGGCCAATACGGTTATTCCACTTGATCCGAAGATTAGACCGAGTGCGATTCGTACATTCTTGGATTATGTGCAAGGCAATGATTCAGCATTAACCGGCTATCTCAATTCAGCTACAAGCTCGCTGGCTGACGATGTTTTGAAACGATGGTTAGTTGCTGACATGAAAGCGATTCAAGCTGTGGCAAGCAATACAGTTTCAACCGTGGTGGGTTCTGCAACTCTCCAACAAGTCGTAGCGTATGAAGTAGGGCAAACAGTTCAGCTTAATTCGCCGTTACTGATGAGTGATACAGCTTCAGACATCGTGATAAAGATTGAGAATGCCAAGGGTCTCGGTATTGATCTTGAAAAGCTCAATGCTGGACAAGGTGTACTGTTTGAAATGGGATTGTCTTTTGAGGTTGCTTCGGTGGAGATGGTGGAAGGTAAGATGGTTTATCTACTTAAAGCTTTGAATAATTGAATTTTTATATTAGATTAGGTTCAAAATTAACTTATTAACCATAATATGGAACTCTTTTTAAAATTACTGACAGTTATTGGATCAATCGTTGTCCCAATCTTCATTGCATTTTGGAACACGAAGAACTCGAGCAAAAAACACCCTAAAGAAGAGTTTGCTGAAGATGCGAAAATTGCAGAGAGGTTTGCTACTGCAGTAAATACTGCTCAACCCATGTTAGTGAAGGATAGATTAACTCAGCAATTGCTTGAGACTAAAAAAGTTACGTATTTTGAGGTTATGTACTTCTATGAATATTCTGACATGGAGAAATGGGTTAATAAATATATAAGCGTACGTGATGAGCTTAAGTTGGTTCGAAACTCAAAGGGTGAAATTTTAAAAATTCACCATCCACATTCTCGCAAAAAGGCTATTTTATTTAGTTTAGGCTATATCTGTTTTGCACTCTTAGGTTTATTACCTTTTCTATTTATAAATTGGTATACCGAGACATATTCCAATAGCATAGATTCTAAGCAATATCTTGTTGTTTTTAATCTAATAATATGGCCAATTTTATCTTTAATTGTAGCACTCACATTTTTGATAGAAGGTATTAAATACAAAGATGCCAAAAGATTTATAAAAAAGTTTGAAGCTGAGGCGATAAAAGTCTAAGCCTGATTGAAATCGACCGCTCCTTATGGGGCGGTTTTTTTATGGAGCATGAAAAATGCCACAAACAAATGAAAGGCAAGAAAAGGAACAAGATCAATTTTGTTTCCAGCTTGGGCAGGTAAGTGTTGATAAGCCAGAGGATGGGAAGAAAAAACGCACCTTCTCGGGCATTGCTTATAGTGGTGAAGCAATTACTGATCATTGGTATTGGGACAAGGTTGTATTTGATCTTGATTCCATTCAAATCAAAGGTCGTATCCCTGCATTACTCGAACATCGAACCAGTCAGCGCGCAGGGGCAATCAACTCTCATTCAGTGAGTCACGCGGAAGGGCTGAAAATTGAAGGTAATTTACTTTCAAATGAGTTTGGCACTCAGGTCGCTCAAGACTCTGATGATGATTTTCCGTGGCAAATGTCAGTTCGAATCTACCCAACTACAGTTGAAGAGGTCAAAGAAGGCTCGGTGATTGTGAATGGTCGAACATTCCAAGCACCTGTTGCAGTTTTCCGTGGTGGTCGTATTCGTGAAGTGTCCTTTTGTGCCTTGGGTGCAGATGACAATACAAACGCCGTGGCAGCCAGTCACTCTCCAAAAAACTTTAATCAACCAGAGGACACTAACGTGACCGAATTAGAACAGGCGCAAGCCAAAATCACAGCATTGGAAGGTCAGGTTAATACTCTGACTGAACAAAACAAACAATTTGCAGCTGCA